GGAGGAGTAATTCGTGTCGCTGAAGTCGCGGCTGAGCGTCTCGTAAGAGCAGCCAAAGCCAGACGCAAAACGCCGGACCTTATTTTTCACGAACATCTCGAACTGCTGGTCAGGCGAGCTGATGTTCGGAACCGTGACGGATTCGCCGGGTGAAAGGTACTTGTACGTACCAGGCTCGAAGTCACTGACGCGCTGCTTGTTGTCAACGTCGTCGGCGATTAGTTCGCCTTCGTTGTTAGTGATGAAGCCCATGATCGACGCGCCGACACGGGCGCGGACCACGGCAGCCTCTTCGTAGCCCTGCAGCTGGTGGGCGTCAGACATGACGCTGTGGAACCAGGGCACTCCGCGGTTCTGACCGGGGCGATCCGGCATAAAGAGGTGAATGACGTCCGCAGCCGGGATAAATACGTGCTTATCCGACTTGTACGGCGTGTTCTGGAACATGTAGTCGCCGGGGTGGCGAGTTAGGAACGCATAGCGAACCGGACGGCCCCACTCGTTGACCTCGACGCCATTGCGCCATTCGTTCATCTTCTCCAGGGTGCCGCCCTGGTACTCCTCATCCAGCAGGTCGCTTTCCAACATCTGCAGTGCTAGAGGCACCTTGGATCCGCCAAACGGGCGGCGCACAATGCGAAACAGCGCCTCGCCAGACTCAGGCAGTGCCCCGGTAGCAAGCCACTCAAGCTGGTGGAAGCTGTACCGGCCGCTCACGTCGCAGTGCTGAGCGCGGGTCCACACTTCCCACTTCTGCTCGATCAGGCGGTTAGTGCGCTCGTCACGCTTATTGCCCCGGAGCTGCAGCACCTGGGACTGTAGCTTGATGCCGGTGCCGACAACGTTGATCTGGGTGGTCCGCTTCGCTTGCCGCGCATAAGGGTTGTTGCGGACCATCTCGCGAGAGCGGTCGCGCAGCTTGCGCAGACTGGTGCGGATCTCGGCGTCAGCACTCGTCTGAGTCGCCAACCAGTCGTTGGTGAGACGGCTAATTAGTGCGCCCTGGTAGGAGCGGCGGCGGGGTGCAGGCTGCGGCTGTTGACGTCCGAAGCCCAAGAAATTGCGAACGCGAGTGCGGAGTCCCATGACTTAGGCGTTGAAGCGGACGAACATGTTGCGCGGGTTGCCTAAGCCGTTTGCGATTAGCTCGGCTTGCTGTTCGCGCTTGACCTCAGCTTTTAATTTGCCTTCGAGGGCAATTAGATCGGGCAAGTCGTACTTCTTCAGGTTACGCGTACCAATTCGGTACTCCTGGACAACTCCGCCGTCGACGATTGCGCGGATCGCCGCTTGGACAGCATCAAGGTCTTTTTCGGCTTGGGTGCGGCCGTCAAATGCTCCGGGAGTGCCGGAGTAGACCATGCTGGCCTTGACGGTCAACATGCCGTTGCCGAGCGTCAGGACCTCGCTGTCCTTCGTCGCAACCGCCTGCCAGAACCACTCGCCAGCGTCAAAGTCAGCAGTGACTGAGCCGGCAATCGTGAACTCCCACCCGGTCCCGTAAGCGGAACCGGTCGAGATCGCACCCTCAGAAGCCGTGTTGGTGCGCAAGTAGTACTTGAGCGTCCAGTCGGAGCTGTTTACTTCGTTGCCAAATACGTCGGTTGTCGCGTCGTCGCGCCACTTGACTGTGTCGCCGGCTCGGATAGTCGTTGGGATGTTCACGGCCTCACCAGCTCTTTACGAAATTGGCGCGTTTTGGCGCGTTTTGCTGCTTTGATCCTAGCGCCGGCCTTTGTTTAGGTTCATTTCGACGTTCTAATTGATCCCATATACTTCGCCTGTCATATTTTTGGTACAAACGGTGCAAGCTGGCATATGCGTAGTTCAGCTCGTCGAGCGCCTCGTTTGGACTCTGGCTCTTCTTAACCCATACGCGCTCGGGGAATCCATTCCTAAAACGCAGGATCTGGCGTTCCGCTGTCAGCTCCTGGAAGTAGTCAGGAGTGATCGTCGGGAAGAAATGCAGGTAACCAGGGCCGGGGTCATTGTGCTTGAGACGCCCGAACAGAAGCGACTTCACGCCATCCACGCCCACCGGAAACAGCTGTGCGCCTTTCTTGAGCGCCCGGCCGTTGAAATTGATGTCAACCTTGCTTGATTTGCCCAGCACGGGCTTGCCCTTCTGACCCACACCCTTAATCGCGATAACGCCCAGGTGGGCGCGCTCGCGGCTGTACTGGTAAACCTCCTGGGTGTGGTGGCCGCCGCTGTCTATGGCGCAGACCATTACCTTCATCTCTTCGCCCGCTTCGTTGACGTAGGGCTTTTGCAACACCTCGTCGAGCTGCTTCCAGACCTCGGGGCGGGATGGCGCGCCATAGATCTTGATCCGGTCGATTAGCCAGCCCTCCTCTTCGCGGCCCCATGCCCACACCGAGAGGCTGAGTCGGTCGTCCTGGACGTCGCAGCCCACGGTGAGGGCGAGTGCCTCGACTGGTGGGACACCCTGCTTGTACTTCTCCACAGCTGCGCGTTCCATCAGCGCATCGGCTCCAACCTTGGAGGCGTACTCGTCCTCCCAGACTTCACCCAGGGTGGTGTTGATCCAGGTTTTGAGCTGCTCGGCGTCGTTCTTGGAGTCGAGGAACTCTTCGACGAGGTTCGACCAGGTGGCGTTAGGCGAGTAGCTGTAGGCCGCCCAGATGTGGAAGCCGACGTGCTTGCCATTGCCAGGCGCAGTCGGGCGCCACTCGCCGCGTTCCACCATCCAGCGCTTTTTGCTGTGGGGGATCCAGACGCCGCAACCCTCGCAGCAGTAAGAGGCGGTGCTGGGGTCGTCGTCGCGCCATTTGATGTTGCTCCACTTGAGGTACTGCATGTGCCCGCAGTCGGGACACGGCACGAAGTACCGCATCTGGTTGCTCTGGTTGAACAGGCGTTCAACGCGGCTGAAGTCTTTGATCGTCGGGGTGGAGCCGGCGACGATCTTGCGGTTCCAGTAGTACTCGGTTCGGCGGATGCCCAGCTTGATCTGGTCACCTTCCGCACCAGCCGATGCGGGGTAGCCGTCGACCTCATCGAAGAGGACTACGCGACGACTGACACGACGGAAGCCGCGGGGTGAATTGGCGCCGACCAGGCTGAGCGTGCCACCCGGAAACTGCTTCTGAAGGATCGTATTAGCGCCGTCCTTGGCCTTGCTCTCACTGACGAGACCTTTGAGACAGGGTGTGTCCCGCAGCATCGGGGCAATTTCTTCCTTTGAGTAGCCCTGTGCGTCCTCGATGGTGGGTTGAACCAGCATGATTGGCGCTGGGTCCTGGTGGATGTAATAGGCGATGACGTGGTTGAGGATTTTGGAATAGCCGACTCGGGCTGACTTCATCACCGTGACTTGCTCGACCTTGTTATCGGTGATCGCGTCCATAATTCCCTTCTGATAGGGGAGCGTGCGCCACCGGCCGCCTTCTGCGCTTGATTCGCTGCTTAAGTAGGCGTAAGAGTCGGCCCACTCGCTCAAAGTCAGCTTTTTGGGCGGTTTGAAGGCCCTAAATGCGGCTAATTCGAGGCGGTCAATGTTGTTCATTCGTCCTCCTCACCGGCCGTAGCGCTCAAATCTTCGAGTGTTTCGCGCACGATGTCCTCCAGGACGCTCATTGCATCGGAATCGAGGTCCGGGATGCGCTGTTTGGCCTTGGTTGGGATGCCCAGCATCTTGGTACGGGCCTGGGTGACTATTTCAACCCACTTAGCCTCGATTTCAGCCGCTGGGACTAAGAGGGACTCCTTCTGCTTGCGTTCCAGTTCAAGTAATTCGGCCTTGAGGTGCTCTGTGCGGGCTCGACTCTCCTCGTATTCCGGGATCGACTCAACGGTGCGACTAATTCTGCCCTGCGGAACCCTTTCCTCACGCGGCCTGAGCGGCTTTGGCTCAGATGAGGGTGGTTTCGGACCACGGCCGATCCGTTTTTGAGTGTTCTTAGCCCATTCGTCCCGCATGGTCTCACTGTTGACCATGACCCGGCCATCCTTGGCCGTGATTGTGCTTAAACGCCCCTGTTTTACTGCTGCGTAAACGGCTTCGCTGGTTACACCGAGGGCTCTAGCCGCTTCTGCTCTCGTAATTAGTGGCATGGTTACAGCTTATCCCTCAATCGCAGCAACTTCTAACCTGTATCGAAAGAATAGTGGTATACTACCCGGCTTTTTCGATTGCTGGTTGGGTTGGGGGAGATGTTTTTAAGTATATCGAACAAACTTTCGGGGCTGATGCCTAGGAAAATCAAGCGGCTCGAAATACCTCGCAGGTTTGCGGCCAAAAAGGACCCCGGAGTAAGTATAAAGATATAAACAACAATCGTAAGTTGTTTGTATTTCTATTATTTAGTTTTTGTTAGTTAATTATTTATACTCAAAAGTATGGGCGAGATTGTGTCGCAAGCTGTGGGGGAAATCATGCCGTTGTTTCTACTGCCAGGCACAAAAAAGCCCCTAGCTAATAGCTAGAGGGCGGACAGTTCTTTCTACTTAGGGTCTGAGGTTACGGCTCAGGGATCAGAGTGAGGATCAGGCCACTGGGACGGCTCAGCCATAGAGGATCTAAAGGAGAGGAGACGGAGAGGATTGGGCGGCCCTTGGGTGTCACGGCTGAGCTCTCCTCTTGGAGATGGCAGGGGAGGCCAGAGGCTGCGAGCCTGTCAGCATCCTCTAGGGACCGTGCCAACACAGAGACAGAGAAGCCAGCT